CAGTTTGTAGGGACTATAACAGTAACAGATCAAACTAATGGGACTCAGTTAGACCAAAGTAGCGTCAACTTTTATCGCGAGGAAGAATAATGGAATCTACTGATAAAGATTTAATTGATATAGCAGCAGGAGCAACTGGTGTAGCAACCTACGCTCAAATCCTTCCCAATGTCGCTGCTTTATTTACCATAGTGTGGCTGGGAATACGCATCTTAGAAAGCGATACAGTCCAATCAATCAAAGATAAGGTTTTAAAACTATGCAAATTGAAAGATTAAAAGATCAACTAAAGATACATGAAGGGGTGGTCTTAAAACCGTACAAATGTAGTGCTAACAAGCTCAGTCTTGGAATAGGAAGAAATATAGAAGACAACGGTATTTCTATGGAAGAAGCTGAACTAATGTTGGCTAATGATATAGACGATTGCATCGTGGATCTAAAGAGAAACATTGGTTTCTTTGATGATCTACCTGAAACAATACAGGAAGTAATGGTCAACTTATGTTTTAACATTGGTATAAACAAATTGTTAAACTTTAAGAAGACTATAGGTTTACTAAGAGATGAAAAATACCTAGAAGCTGGTGATGAAATTTTACGATCAAAATGGTCAAAACAAGTAGGGCAGAGAAGCCATGATTTAGCAGACATGATACGAAGCTGTGCTTCATAATGATTGAAGATGTTGTTTTACTCATAAATGATGTTGGGTTTCCAATAGCAACTGCTGGTGCACTCTTGTACTTTGTCCAACATTTGCTTAATAGAATAATCAACAATATGGAAGCTAAGATTGATGTCTTAGATGAAAAGCTCGGAGCAATTATTGATACCACTGAGGGGAGGTTATCTTCTAAGTTAGATAGCCAATATGGGATACTTGTGAATTTGATAGATAGGATTCGCCAAATTGATCAGACAATGCTTAGAAATGACATCATGCTTAAAACTATATTAAAAGTACCTGAACTAATAGATACCTACGACATAACAAAGGCTCAAAAAGATGACCAACGAAAAGATTAAGATATTCTTCTTAGCAACTTTACCTGTATTAGTATTAATTACATTTGCAGAAATCAAAAGTGATGAATTATCTTATAGATTTAAGTCACCTTCTTTTTCAGGAATAAATACTTCAAGTCATTATTTGACTATAGAAAACCAAGAGACAAATCGGATTGAAAAGATAAAAGAAGATGCACAAACATTGTTAGATGATTTAGAAAGAGATGCTGAAAACTCAGTAGAGGCAAGATTTCTTAGGAATTTTACTTCAAGAGTCTATGCTCAATTATCTCGGCAATTAACAGAGCAGCTCTTTGGTGAAACAAAAAAAACAGAAGGTACGCTTGAGCTAGAAGGTAATACGATTGAATACATGGTGGATGAAAATGAAACAATCACTCTCACAATCACTGACGAACAAAATGGAGTCACGACTATTTCTATTCCTATCGGTGATTTTACTTTCTAGTTGCACCCCCCGATACACAGCATTACTCGAAGAAGGTGGTATTCCTTATATAGTAATAAAAAAAGCATCGATATTAGACTTACAAAATGAAGAACTATCAAACTTAAAGCCAGCCAAAAAGATGCCAGCCATTGCTGTCTATCCAGATAGTTTTAAAGATCATACAGGGGCAAGAAAGTCTAATAATTCTTTCGCCTTGTTTTCAACAGCTATTACTCAAGCACCAGAGGCTTTTCTTATAAGAGCACTAAAACATGCTGCTGATGGTAAATTCTTCCAAGTAGTAGAACGTGTTGGGTTAAGTTCATTAACTAAAGAAAGGCAGTTAATAAGAAGCACTAGAGAAACCTTCGAAGAAGAAACAAAAGTAAAACCATTATTATTTGCAGGATTGTTGATTCAAGGAGCAGTGTTATCTATAGATAATAATATAAAAACAGGAGGACTAGGCTCTAGGTATTTAGGTATTGGTTTATCTAAAGAATACAGAGAAGATGTCATTACAATATCTTTGAGATTAGTTTCTGTATCAACAGGAGAGGTACTAATAGAAACTCTTGTCAGTAAAAGTTTACTTTCAGTAGGTGTATCACAAGATTTATTTAGGTTTATATCTAATGGTACAAAGTTAGTAGAAATAGAAGGTGGAGCAAGTGAAAACGAAAGTACATCTATAGCATTACAGCAAGCTATCGAAGAAGGAGTGTTAAATATAATTAAAACAGGAATACTCAGGGGGTATTGGGAATATGAAGAAACTACTTAGTCTGTTGTTATTTTTCTCTTATAACTTAGGTGCAGACGACAACTCCATATATGTAAATCAAATTGGATCAAATTCTAGTATCGATCTTGAGCAATTGGGATCAGGAAATTTAATTGGCGGTTTACTATCAACACATGGCTCGATGACTCCGTTTGATCTCGATGGTGAAAATATGACGCTAGATGTTAATTTGATTGGTAATAATCAGAAAATGCTTGGTGATATTAACTCAGACACATTTACTGGTGTATTTGATTTTGATGGTGACACAAACTCTTACACAATACAGGTCGATCCTACGAACACTTATAGTGCAGATAACTCAAATGTAAACGTAGATGTTGATGGCTCAACAAACACATTTACTCTTGATTTAGCTACCAATAGTTTAGCTAGTGGTGCAGACATTGACACTATAGTTCAAGGAGATTCAAATACTGTCAATATTGATTTGGATGTGGACTCAGCAACTAATTACGTTGATCTAGATGGTGATCAAAATTCTTTAGATTACAATGGGGACGGATATGCTGGTGCATTTTTCAAACTTGAGCACGATGGCAGCTCACGCTCATTCGATGTTGATCAGCAGTCTACTTTGGATAATGACTATTTATGGATTATTTCAAACGGATCTAACGGAAGCTTGTGCGTACAGCAAAGTGACTCTGGGACAAGTCTCTCATGTTGAAAATATCGGAAGTATTACAGAACTAAACGGAAACACCAGAGTAGTAAGAGACAAACCCTACGAAAGTTCAATAGACTTTTCTCTCAACTCTATGGATAAACTAGAGACTGCTAAAGGTAGGATGGGAGTTACTTTCAGAGATGATACGACTATAAGACTTACTGAGCACAGCAATGTTATTATCGATGAGTTTGTATTCGATCCTAATCCCAGTAAGTCTACAATGGCTCTCAGTTTTATCAAAGGAACTGCTAGATTTGTTTCTTCTAAAACTAAAAAGATACCTAAAGACAAAATCAAAATAAATGCTGGGGGGAGTGCAAGCATTGGAATACGCGGTACAGATTTAACAATTAGTGTATTCGAAGGTGAGGTATTAATAATACTATTGCCTGATGAATTTGGTGAGAGTTCTGGTGAGATTGTTGTCACAACAGCATTAGGTTCTGTAACCTTAAACAAACCTTATCAAGCTACTACAGTTTATAACTTAGAAACTGAGCCTACATCACCAGTCATATTAGACTTGAATTTAGACATGATTAATAACATGTTAAAAGTTAATCCTCCAAAGTCTATCCAAGAAGACACCGATGAATCTAATGCAGCAGCAGATAATATTCTTGATGTCGATTTCTTAGAATTTAATGAACTCGAAGAAGATGGAGGGTTAGATGAAGATGATCTTGAATATACTGAGTTGGATATCGATATGTTGGCAGCCGACTTTTTACAAGACCTCCTCGATGTCATACAGGAAGCTGATGAACTGGGTAAAGCAGAAAGATCTCTATCAGCAGACGGTGTTAAAGGGACAGCAGTAGGGTATGACAGTACCACACAAATCAGCACCTTCTTACAAGACTCCAAAGTTAAGTTCATAAGAAAAGTAGAAAACACTTTGGAAATGGAAGTGCCTAAAGATGGCTCATACAACATCAGAATCAACCAAAGTGGAAAAGTAAATCAGGTAACAACCAACGGTGGTTCTTCTTCTTCTATAACAATTAAACAAGGTAGCTAAATAATGAAACTGAAATTCTCAAAGATAAAAAACCTAATAGGAGCTGTAGCACCAACAATCGGTACAGCATTAGGTGGAAGCATGGGTGGTACAGCAGCTAAAATGGTAGCTGAAGTTTTAGGCTGTGAACCAGAGCCAAAGAAACTTGAAGCAGCAGTACAAAATGCAACACCAGAACAATTAGCAGAACTAAAGAAAATAGATAAAGACTTTGAAATAAAAATGAAAGAATT